GGAAATAATTAAAAAAGAGCTTTTAGAAATAAAAGATAAATACGCTACTCCGAGAAAGACAAACATTGTGGCAAAAGAAGAAGAGCTAGATTTAGAGGATTTAGTTCAATTGGAAGATGTAGTTGTGACAATGACTCACTATGGATATATAAAGAGAATGCCTCTTGATACTTATAAGGCGCAAAAACGTGGGGGAAAGGGCATATTAGGTATATCAACAAGAGAAGATGACTTTGTACGGGATATTTTTATTACTACAACTCATGACAGATTGTTGTTTTTTACAAACAAAGGGAAGGTATATAGTTTAAGAACTATAGATATTCCTGAAACAGGAAGGCAGGCAAAAGGCACAGCTATTGTCAATCTCATACAGATAGGTCAAGGAGAAAAAGTCACAGCGGTTATTCCTCTTAAAAAGTCTCAAGATATTAAATATGTTGTTATGTGTACTAAAAAAGGCATAATAAAAAAGACTTCTATAGAAGAATTCAGGTCGATTAAAAGGAATGGTATAATAGCTATTACATTGGAGGAGAATGACGAGCTTATAAATACAAAATTGACAAATGGAGAAAGAGAAATAATTATAGGAACTGCTAAAGGCTATGCTATAAGGTTCAATGAAAAAGACATAAGGCCTATGGGAAGGGTGGCAAAGGGTGTAATAGCTATTTCCTTGAGAGAAGATGATGAAGTGGTAGAAATGGACCTTGTTCACCCGGGTAGCGAAATTTTGGTAGTTACAGAAAAAGGATTTGGAAAAAGAACTGATTTAGAGGAATACAGGCTTCAAACAAGAGCGGGAAAAGGAATAATTGCAATAAGACTTAGTGAAAAAACCGGTAAATTAGTATCTATAAGGTCGGTAAATCCGGAAGATGAGTTTATGATAATTTCTGCAAATGGAATTCTTATAAGAATGAAGGTGTCTGAAATATCTAAGATGCACAGAGACACGAGAGGTGTAACTCTTATGAAGCTGGATGATGGTGACAGGGTTGTTTCTACTGCAAGAATAGAAAATGAAGAGTAAATTGAAGCCCTCAGTTTTGAGGGCTTATCTAAGTTGAATGAAAAATATTTTGTGTATTTTTAGATTAATATTTCATACTTTTTCTTGGCAAAGATTAAAAATATAAACCACAGAAGAAAGAAGTTTCTAAAAATATTACTTTTAACACAATTGAGAAGTTTCATTAGCGAAAACAATATTCAACTATCCCAGATCTTTATGCATCATTAAAAGAGAAAAAATTTCTTCTATTAACTTGTTGCAGTCGATAACTTCGTTTATATCCATCTTCAGATAAAACAACAGTATACAGGCCTTTGGTATAAGAGGTTTATTCTTGGTTTATGGGTACTTGCCAAGGGCGTCATTTATGATATGTTTGATGAAAGCAAACATATTCTTACGGAAATACCGGAATGCGAAAGATATTGGGTAGCTGTTGACTACGGTACGAATAATCCAACGGTGTTTTTATTGCAAGGGAAAAAGGGTAATACTTATTATAATTTGAAAGAATATTATTACGACAGTAGCAAAGGAGGGCGACAAAAAACAGTCGCTGAATATTCACGAGACTTGAAAGAGTTTATCGGTGACAAACATATAACAAACATAGTAGTTGATCCGTCGGCAGCGAGCTTTATAGCTTCAGCTTCGCAAAGACGGATTTTTTAATGTTAGAAAAGCAGATAACGAAGTGCTTGACGGTATTAGGTAGGTATCAACATTGCTTAGCAACAACAGATATTTCATTCATGAAAGCTGCAAGAACTTGATAAAAGAAAAAGCTTCTTATGTTTGGGATACAAAAGCACAACAAAAAGGAGAAGATAAGTCACTCAAACAAAATGACCATGCAAGTGATGCCGAATGTTATGGTTTATATACAATGAGGCATAGTATGAAGGTCATAGATAAACCAGTGGGCTGGTAATTATCCGAAATTTTTCGTTTCGTATAATAAGGTGATGATGAGATGATGACGGATTTGAGTTTTTGTGATATTGGTGCAAAATGGCCTCCAGATAGCGAAATGGAAAGACTACAGCGTTATGACCAAAACAGAAAGCTCTTTGAAGGTAGGCATGAACTTGTATTTAAAGATTGGGTTAGGTTGCTTAGAGATGACAAAAAAGCAACGCTAGAGATTATTTTAAATTGGCCTAAACGCTTATCGACGTTATGGGCAGATTTGTTATTAGGAGAACCACCTAGAATAACAGCAGGGGAAACAGGAAGTAAAGAGCAAGAACAGTTAGATAAAATTATTAAAAATAATAACTTCTTAAACACGGCTTACGAAGTAGCAATAGATTTAAGTAGATATGGCGATGGCATATTTAAAACGAGATATGATAAAAGAGCAATTATAGAAGCAATACCACCATCGCTTTGGTTTCCTGTTGTGACTGCAGACAACATCAAAGATGTGCAAGCTCATGTGATAGCATGGACGTTTGATATTGCGACACCAACGTTATTGAACAAGGACAAAAAGACAACTTATCTTAGACTTGAAATACACGAAAGAGGTAAAATCACAAATAGACTTTTTGAATTGCAAGATGGAATTATAAAAAACGAAATTGATATAAAAACTTTTTACCCGGATTTAGAACCGGAAATATATACGGGAATTGATGATTTCTTAGTGGTACCAGTTCATAATATGCAGACAAGCGACAGAATATACGGCTTGGATGACTATAGCGACCTTGACAGTATAATTCAAGAAATAGAAGTCAGAATTGCACAGATAAGTAGAATCCTTGATAAGCACGCTGACCCTAACATGTATGGGCCTGCTACAGCACTTGAACAAAACGAGCTCGGTGAGTGGGTTGTCAGAGGAGGAGGAAAATATTTTCCTGTAGAACAAGGCGAACAACCACCGGGTTATGTGGTGTGGGATGGGAAGCTTGATGCTGCATTTAGAGAAATAGACCTGTTAATGGAGCAATTTTATGCACTATCAGAAACAAGTGCCGCTGCTTTTGGGCAGTTAAAACAAGGCCTTGCGGAGTCAGGTAGTGCATTAAGACGCTTAATGATGGCGCCTCTCGCAAAAGTAAACCGAATACGCATGAGGTTTGACCCTGCTATAAAGAAAATTTTACGGCTTGCAAGTAAATTAGATGCTTTATATGGCAATGGGATAGAACTGGAGACAATTAATATCGCTTGGAACGACGGATTACCAGATGATGAAAAAGAGCAGGCAGAAATCTATTCAATGCTTGTTCAAAACGGGCTTATAAGCAGAGAAACAGCTTTAAAACATTTATTTGAATTTGATACAGAGACTTTAAAACAAGAACTAGCAAAGATAGCGGTTGAGACAGCACAAGAAGCTCCAGCATTATTTACAACAACATTACAAACAGAACAGAATCAGCAACAACAAAGTGAGTGATAAATAATGCCTAACTTTGACGAAGAAAAACTCATACAAAGCCTTGTCGAACTCTATCGGCAGGGTTTTTTGAATGTTCTTAAAGTAATATTGGAAAAAGAAGCAAAGAAACAAGATACAATTTATTTCAAAGATATTCTCAAACAAATAATGCAGATATTGGAACAGTTAGACAAAAACGCTGCAAAGTGGATTGAAAAAAATGTGCCAAAGATATATCAGCAGAACTATATTGAAGTAATGGCATTTATTAAGCAGTTAAAAGGCGAAGTAATCCAAAATCCAAGTTTTAGTCAAATACATCAGAGGGCAGTGGATGTATTAGCACAAAACCTTTATGACAATCTTAGAAATGCAACTCAGTTTGTGGGACGTAAATTTGATGATTATTTCAGGCGAGCAAGTTTAGAAAGTGCAGGAAAGAAATATGTCAGCGGCGAAACATGGCAGCAGATGAAAAAAGATTTGATGGAGAAACTGCTTAGCAAAGGGTTGACAGGGTTTAAAGATAGGTTGGGCAGGGAGTGGCGATTGGATAGTTACGCTGAAATGGTAGCAAGGACATTGACAAGGGAAGCGGCGACAGTAGCGACAATCAATGCTTGCAAGGAATTCGATATTGACTTGGTGAGGATTTCTACGCACTATCCAACATGTCATTTATGTGCACCAATTCAGGGTAAAGTATACAGCCTTTCAGGTAAAGATGGGAGATATCCAAAGTACGGAGAAGATGGTGTAGTTATTCCCCGCCATCCAAACTGTAGACATGTATTAATGCCATATATCCGAGAACTTGATCCTAATGCCGAAGAGACAGAAAAGTATAGCAATACATCGTTAACTGAGGATCCAAGAAGTGAGAAAGAAAAGGTGGCGTATAAAGAAGCACAGGAAAAACGGAAACAGCAATTTTACAATAAAGTGGAAAGAGAATATCTTAAAAATAAAAAGTTGTATGATGAGCAAGCAAGAGTTATAATAGAAAGTGAAAAAGATTATTCAGTTTTAATTAAAAAGTTGGCTGAGCTAAGGCAAATTGAGTGGGATAACACGCATTGGCTTATTAAAAAGGAACTAATATTAGAGGCAAGAAAAGAAAAGGAGTTGTATCGTGAAAAATATCACGTTGCAAAACATGGGTATACATTTGATGAGACGATACCAAGAAATCAAAAAGAAATTACAGAAGAACATATAACAAAATATAAAAAATTCTTGTTACAAACCAAGAAAAATGCTGATGAGATATACACATTTAGAGACCCACAACGTGGAGATATTTGCTGGGCATTTATAAAATATGAAAAACGCAAGGTGAATTTAGCTTTGTTTAATGAGCATATGAATAAGGATGCAAGTGGTTGGGCATTCGAGGATAAAGAAGATTGGGCAAAGTATTTGGAAAAACAGCCATATATCCGAGTTTTGTGAGGTGAGAATATGGGAATACTTGAACAAGCTAAAATGGAAGCTGAAAGTCTTGATATTTTTGAAGAGGAAGAACCTGATTATTTTGCGGTAAGTTATTTATTGAACATCCTTGATATTCTTCAAGAAAAACAGCTAATCAAGACACCCGAAGGCAAAGAATTACAAAAAAAAGTTTTAAAATACGCTGATAAACTTGCGCCTTTTGTAAAAGGCCCACCAAATGGTGAAACAGGTTGGTGGTGGCATATGGATAAAGTTGCAAAAGGCGAGTTAAAACCACAAATTTAACCACCTAACCGAGCAGGGTTGAGGTGGTATTTTTATGCCTTCTTGTAAGGAGGTGAGTATCAAATGGAGAAGGTTTCTAATAAGCCATGGAGCAGTTTTAGTGAAAGTGACTATGATAAAGAACAATGGTGGAATGCTTGCTTAATACATCTTGTGCCGAAAAGCGAATATACAAGTAAGGAACAGTGCAAACTTCCTGTAAAGGAACCAGATGGCACTTATAACCGCAATGGTATTCACGCAGCGGCTGCGGCACTTGCAGGAGCACGAGGTGGAGTAGATGCACCAATGGAAGAAAAACGCAAAGCAGCTAAAAAACTTGTTAGCTTATACCGCAATGTTTTAAACGAAGAACCACCTGAAAGCATACTCAAGCTTGCAGGCATGAAACCAAAAGGAAATAGCGAGTAGGCACTCAACAAAGAGTGCTTTTATTATGCCTTGAGAAAGTAGGAAAACAATGGAAATAGGGTATAATGTGGAAATAATTAAAAGCAATAGGTACTGAAGTGTATATCGATGGCATGAAAGTACGTGGATTGCTCAGAGTAGAGTTTTGTGATGCTTAGGATGAATTCCCTTACGTTGATATTAAGCTTGTTCCTGCCACCATTAATGCAGAAAAAGAAAAGGCAGAGGAGAAGAGATTAAGTTTTGTATTATGGGCAGAGCATAGCACAATGTTCTACAGAAGCACTTGATAAGTAAAGGAGTGAGGAAACTTTATATCCCTTATAGTTCAGATAAAACATGTAACTGTAAATAATAAAATTAAGAATGTACGAAAAGTGGAAAATAAAAATGTACAGATTTGTACATAAATTTGGTATCCTTCTGTTTGTAGGAGGGATACCAAAAATGAAAAATCTATTAGGTCAAAGCTACGACATTCTTTTTATGGACATCTAATCCGCAAACGTGAGAGTAAACTAAATCCATGAAAGAGCCAACTCCTTTTTTAAAATTTGAACGATAGCGACTGTAAAATTGAAGAGCTGGTGCAACAACCATAAGGGGTTATTCTATCCTGCGTGCTTCCCGTAAAGGGGATGGTATTTTCATCCTCTGCTGGTGCCGCATTTGCGGCATGGGAGTCTATAAGGAATTGAAACGCAAATTTACTGTCGCAATTACATCTATTTCTTTCCCTTTTAGTCTACTTATCCTGAAAATAGTGGCTGTCAAAGTGACATTTTTAATATGCTTAGCTTTGAAAAGTATGATTTTAATGCTCTCAAGCTCAAGTAGATTGTAAATAGGTTTCCAATAAGAGCCAGTACTTTCCATAGCAACAACAGAACAACCTTTAGCTTTAATAAATTCTTTTAATGCAATAAGGTCATCAGTCATAGTTGAAAAAGTGCGGATTTTGAGAAAAATGTCGCTGATTAATCCAGAGATGTACCTCTGACAATCAGCGACATTTTTGTTTTTTAAGATACAAATTTTTAGCAGGATTTTGAAAAGTTATGTAGAATATTGTTATATGAGAAAAATTTGGCCAGTGTTTTTTATGGAGGTTAGGACTATCATGTTTTAATGATTTTTTTCTTGACTTATTATATAATTAAAATCTATTACAAAGGGGTTTTCCATATGAATAAGAAGGAAGTTATTGTTCATTTAGAAACAATAACTCCATTATGGACAGGAGATGCTTGGCAGGAAAATAGTAATGTTAGACCTTCTTCTTTAATGGGAAGTTTAAGGTTTTGGTTTGAGGTTATTTGCTATTTTACTGGAATTGTATCAGAAAAAGAATTTGACGCAAAAAAAGGACGTTTTGAGAAAGAGGTTAAACAAGATGAATTTAAAGAAAAGCTTAAAAATATTAAAAATAATGGAATAGACTTTAAATCGCAAATTAAAACTTTGGGAAAGATGGATATCCCTGTACCTTCTATTATATTTGGTACAACTGGATGGAAAAGTTTGATTGAGATAAAAGAGATAAAATCATTAGAAGATTCTTGTTTTCGCAATATATTAAATTTACCAGACAGAATTTGTGTTTCTAAACAAAATAGAGAAATTAAAGAGGATAATGGTTGTCCAAAAAGTAGTAACGACGCTTGGTCTGTATTTTACTTAGCACAACCGTATTTCTATGGAAAGTTAGAAATAAAATTTTTAGTTGAAGAAGAAATAATAGACAGCATATTTTATCCTCTTTTGAATTTTATGGACAAATATGGCTACTGGGGAGGAAAATGGAATATTGGTTATGGAAGATTGAGGGTTATAGAAGTAAACCAAAATAATAATAGTGAAGATTGGAGAATAGAAAAGTTTAATTTTAGTTCATTTAGGAATGAGACCGATAAGGAATTTGGCTTAGAAAAATATTTATTACAAGTCAATAACTTTGACGAGTTAATTCAGGAACAAAAAGTAGATAAAAAAATAAAAATTTGGTATCTAATACCATGTAATCAGGATGATAATAGCCAAAATTCAGTTAAAGATTTAAAGGAGGTTATTAAAAAATTAATAAAAATAAAAATAAAAGAAAGGTCAAAAG